GGAGTTGATACCCACACCACTTTACTTAGAGGTTCTTTCATAGTAAATTCTGACGTTTCTAAATCTCTTTAATAAATTCATATGAGCGTAGAAGTTACAACAACATCTGGAAATACTGTAACCGCTACGGTTTCAGGCGGTACTAGCGTTACGTTTTCTTCATCATCTAGTTCTGTATCTGTAACCCCGACATCTAAAACAAGTGTTTCGGTTACTGAAAAAGGGCCAAAGGGAGACACTGGCGCTACAGGCTCTACGGGTGCTACAGGTGCTACAGGTGCTACAGGCGCTGCTGGTCCAACTTATAATATTTCTTGTGTTGATGGGGATAATTCTGACGAAGAAAAAATTAGATTAACGGGTAGCGATTCTTCTACAGATGATATAGTTTTAGAAGCTGGCACTGGATTAAGCATAGCTAGATCTTCAGACAAAATAACTTTTACGAATACTGTTAGTGATACAAATACGCAGTTGTCTGATGAACAAGTTCAAGATATTGTTGGTGCAATGTTTACTGGTAATACAGAAACTAGAATTAGCGCAACATATCAAGATGCTGACGGGACTATTGATCTTGCAGTTGATGATATGACAAACGCTGTAACTTCAATAGTTGCAGGTGACGGTATAGATGTAAGTGGCTCAACGGGTGATGTTACTGTTACTGCAGAAGACGCCTCTACTACAAATTCAGGTATAGTAGAGTTAGCTACCACCGCTGAAACTACAACTGGTACAGATACTACTAGAGCTGTTACTCCAGACGGTTTAAAAGATGGTTATGAAGGAAGTTCAAACGTAGTTACTACAGGCGCTTTAAATAGCGGATCTATTTCATCTGGCTTTGGTAATATAGATATAGGCTCTAGTACGTTTGATACTACAGGAGATGTAAGTACAGGGATAATTACCCCCACAGCAATTAAACATACTATAAGCGGTAATAATGATGGTGATTACGGATCTGGTGCTGAAATACTATACGGTATAAGCAATGACAGCGTTACCGCTGGAGCTATATATGTTTTAAGAAATGGTGTATGGACATTAATTGATGCTGACGCTGAAACCACGACTACTCCATTAGCTGCAGTTGCAACGGCTGCAGCAGCAGCTTCAGACTCTTCAGCTGGTATGCTTATAAGGGGGAGTGTTACTTTAAATGGCGCATATATTGCAGGAACTGATTCTGAAGGAGTTCCAGTTTACGCATCAACAACTGCTGGAAGGGCTACGCTTACAGCTCCTTCTGGTTCAGGCGATTTTGTTAGACTGCTTGGGTACTCTTTTAATGTAAGTGATAAAAAGATGTTTTTTAATCCAGATAACACTTTTGTAGAGATAGCGTAATGCCAGACTTATATTCAAATACAGACGATGGGCAAATCTTTAAAAATGATGGTAGTTCATGGGCTGACGCAAGAGACGCTACTTCTGGTTCTGTAGCTGCAACCGCTTCTGGGTCAGGCTCTTTTACAAGCGCAAGGAGGTCAACAGGAAGATCTGGACTTGTTTACGGAGTATATAGATCGTTTATGTATTTTGATACTTCTAGTATTACAAGCTCTGTAGCTTCTGCTACTATAAAAATATATGGATTTTCTGGCAATGACGGTAGTATTATAGCAGTAAAAAGTACAGCTTTTGGCGGAGATGGTGGAACAGCTTTAGCAAGCACAGATTTTAATAATATATCTGGATTTTCAACTGGCAGTAGTTTAGATGGTAACGCTACAGTTTATGCTCCTCAAATATTAACGACAAACTGGAGCACTACAGCATACAACAGTATGACTGGAACAAGCGATCTTAAAACTGACATGCAAAATAACGATGTAGTGATAATCTGTTTTATGGATTACACTAATGATTATTTAAACTCTGCTTTAACATCTGACCTTACTTTAAATATAGGTGGTAACTATACTGAAGCTGGAGGTTCTGGTACAAGTAAAGATCCATATATAGAATACACTTTAGCGGGATATGGCAATAACGTAAATAGTGTTGCGGCAGCAAACATAAGTAAAGTAAAAGGCGTAGCAACAGCTAGCATAGATAAAATAATAGGAGTTTAAATAAACTATATTTGCAATATGAAAAAACTATTATTCGCTTTATTTTTAATCCCTTCTATTCTATTTGCTCAGCCATCTATTGATAGCCTTTGTACTGGCGTTCAAAACCTTCAAGGTCAAATTGATTGTTTTCCTTTTGCGCCAAACCAAGGACAGCTTCAAGTTATGTGGACTGTCGTTGAGCCTAATTGCAATCCAGTTGGGTTTTATAGAGGCGATGATTTAAACAACCTTCAATTTGTGCCTTATGGCCCTTGGTTTAATGGGAGTTTTTATGGGGGTGTTTCATCTTCGCCTGTATCTAATGACGAGTATTATTTTATAGTGGAGTCTCCTAACAATGTTATGGATACACTTGTAGTTGAAAATCCAAACTGCGGTGTAGGATGCTTAGATTCTTTAGCAACAAACTATAATCCTTTTGCTGGTATAGAAAGTGAATTTGGAGAGTCTTGTCAGTATGGTGAAGTGTCAGAGTGTGGAAATACATTTACTCAAAAAGTCTATGTTAGCATAACTGCAGATACATACTCTCAGTGGGAAACAAGCTGGGAAATAGTTACAACAGACAGTATGCCAATAGTTCTTGCTAGTGAGGATATAGGTTTTTATCAAACAGAAGGTCTAAATGTTACAACCGAATATTGCATACCTCTTGGTGTAGAGTTTACTTTTAATATATACGACACATATGGGGATGGACTTGCAGGTTCTACAACAGGAGGGTTTACTGATGGTGACGTTCTTGTATACACAGAATGTGGTAATACTATATATAGCATACTACCATTCGAGGGACAGAATCCTGACTACGGATATGAAGCTGTTAGCGAACCCAACTTATTAAATCCCTGTCCGCCAGACAATCCTCCATTTGGCTGTTTAGATCCAGACTACTTAGAGTTTAACTCTCTTGCTACAAACAATGATTCTAGTTTATGTGTAACTCCTGCAGTTCAAGGTTGTCTTAATGAAAATGCATTTAACTACGATCCAGAAGCAAATATTATGGATTACATTCCTGAGTGTGAATACACCCTTATGTTATTTGACGGAGGAGGCGATGGTTGGGACGGGTCTTACCTAGGTGTTGTGCAAGACGGTCAGCCTATTGGTGCATTCACTTGTACAGACGAACAAGCATTCTATGATATAACAGTAAACTCTCAAACACACGTAGAGTTTAAGTTTTACGAAGTAGAGTTTGGTAGCTTCTTTGGTGAAGGCGGTACAAGTACTGATGTATCACAGTGTGGGTTTAAATTAATAAGTCCTAATGGCAACATAGTCTTTGAGAAGGGAACTAATCCATGGCTAGACCCAATAGATCCTGATCAGGTATATACACCATATTTAAGATGTGGTAACTACTGTGAACCTTATGCATATGGCTGCATGGATTCAACAGCCCAAAACTATGATGAAACAGTAAATACCGATGACAGTAGCTGTTACTATGCTGAAGGTTGCGCCCAAGCTGGTTACTTAGAGTATTACACTCAAGGTTACGAGGCTGACTATGATAATGGTGACTGTCAAACGCTAGCAGTATTTGGTTGCATGGATTCTTCTGCATTTAATTATGACTCTGAAGCTAATGTAGATAATGAAAGTTGTTATCCAGTAGTTTATGGATGTATGAATCCAAACTCATACACATATAATGATTACGATAATGATGGGGTAGGTAACCCATTAACTGGTATAAATGGGGTTGATGTAAATACAAATAATAATTTATGTGAACCATTTGTATATGGCTGTTTAGATCCAACAGCATTTAATTATGATGCTAATGCAAACACAGAAGATCCAGACGATCCGTGTATAGAAGTAGTAGAAGGATGCATGGACCCTACAATGTTTAACTTTAATATTGATGCAAACACAAGCGATAATAGTTGTGTACCTGTAGTTATAGGCTGTATGGATAACTCAATGTGGAATTACAACCCAGAGGCAAATACCTCTTCAGAAAACTGTTTACCATTTGTTTATGGGTGTATGGACGATACAATGTATAATTTTAACCCTGCAGCAAATACCGAATATGAACCTTCTAATTGTGAGCCTTATGTTTACGGGTGTACTGACCCTAGCATGCTTAACTATAACTCATCCGCTAACACAGAGGATTTCAGCTGTATTCCTTACATTTATGGCTGTACTGATAGCACTGCCCTTAATTACGATGAGTTGGCTAATACAGACAACGGCTCGTGTATTGAAGTATTAGTTGACTGTATGGACCCTAATGCTTTTAATTACAATGAGTTAGCTAACACTTCTAATGAAGAAGCGTGTTTGTATGATGCAGGATGTGTTACTGGGGCTGGAAATCCTTACTGGTTAAACGATGGATGTTATGCTTGGATTATAGACATTGACCCATATTGCTGTGAAGTTGCATGGGATGAAACGTGTGTAGATCTATATTCTTACTGTGAGCAGGGATGGC